GTGCAGGAGCCGCGCCTGTGCCGTAGTGAATTTGGCAACACCCGAAACCGCTTGCGGTGTTGCAATACAAGCGACCGTCAAGTATCACTAACACGCGACCGCTTCCTTTTATCGTGAATAACTTAGCCATGCCTGCGGCTTTGGCAGTTGTTCCAGCGACGAGCGGTTCGGCTGGCCCCGCAGCATCGTGAATGGCATTGGCTGCAACCCACTCGGTGTCGTATTGCGTGTTGCTTTTCTTCTGCAGCTTCTCGCCAGTCGCGCCAGCAGTCGGGACACCTACGCCCGCGGCGCCAGTTGCACCAGTGGGACCTTGCGGCCCCTGCGGACCAGTAGCACCCGGATTGCCTTGCGGCCCCTGAGCGCCGGTATTTCCTGCCGGACCTGGATCACCCTTCGGCCCTTGCGCACCAGTTGAGCCTGGCGGGCCAGTTGCACCTTGCGCACCTGTCTGACCTGTGTCGCCTTTTGGCCCTTTGATGTTGCCCTTGGGTGCCCAGCCAGGAGCTTTCGTCGACGGTGTCTCAGCTGATTCGTCGTCAGGCATTATGCTGCTCCTTCACCCATCACTTTGCGCCAACCTTTCGTCGTGCTGTATTGAAAGATGTCGCCGCTCGTCGAGTTGAGCCACATGTCGCCAGTGATCTCTTGCCCCATCGCGACACCCGGATCGTTCGGTTGCACGACCCATGTCGCACCGCGAGTGCCTGCTGGCCCAGTCGCACCTGTCGGTCCTTGCGGTCCCGCGGGGCCTGGATCGCCAGCCGCGCCAGGTGGGCCAGTTGCTCCCGCTGGTCCCGTATCACCGGGTGGCCCTGCAGCGCCTGTCGGTCCGGGTGGCCCTTTGATGTTACCTGCTGGCGTCCATCCGGGCGCTCGCGGTGTTCGTTGTTGTGGTGCTGGTTTAGGTTGATCTGCCATTGAATATTACCCTCCAAGTTGTGCCGTCATACTGAAAGATCGCTGCTGTTGTCGTGTTCAAATACATGTCATTGATGAGTGCGCCCGCAACGCTGACAGGATCAGTCGTGCCCGTGAACCACAGACTGCCGCGCGTGCCAGCAGGGCCAGTCGCCCCGGGCGGGCCTTGCGGGCCTTCAGGTCCGGGTGGACCTTGAATGATCATGCCCGGTGGCGCTTCATCTGTCGGTTTCGACGGCGGCAGAGCAGGCGGCACTATCGGCTCCTCAGTGTAGATCGTGATCTTGTCGTATTGCGTGCTCGTCCCCCAGATCACGTTCTTCACTTTCAATTGCAGATTTACGGTCAGTTGACCTGTCAACGTCTTCGGCTCGAAATCGATCGACATGACTTCAACGCGCGACTCCCAGTAATAAAGCGCGTCGAGGATCGCGACCGTCGCTTCCTCGGCAAGGTTCATCGGCAGATCGACAATGCTCGTGTCGAGTCCGAGCGTGCGTTCGAGCGCGGCGCTGAACAGCGGGGTCGTCAAGATCGTCTTCACGTTCTGAAAAATTTCCTTGTAACTCACGGCACCAAAATCGATCGCTTCGAAGCTCGCCATCGTGAGCGGCATGCCGTCTGCGTCGCGCAGCTGGATGCGCCAGTTCGCACCTAGTTCGTTGCTGAACTTGTTGTCGATGATTGAGGCGGTGATCGGCATTTTACAATCCTCCAAAGCCCGGAATGCCAAATGACGAGAACGAACCTTCCGTGAACGGAATGTATTCCTTGAACGTCACGCTCAGCTCGACGGCGATCAGTCTGCCGCCATGCAGCCAATGTTTGTGACTCTCAGCAAGATCGGTAATGACGAACAGCGACAGACCCGGCCCCATCGGGCTTGAACCGACGATCAACGGCGCAGCCATGGCGTTTTCATGATAAAAGTGCCATTGCGCCAGCAGCGGCAGCGGATTACCGCACCACGCTGCGTTCAAGCTGATTCGGTAATCGCACTCGACGAGATCGTTGCCAGCCCATTCGAGCAGCGGTTTGCGCAGATGCACCATGTGCGAGCCGAAGCGACCAGTGTATTTGCGCTGGATTTCTTCAAACGTGTGAATCCTGCCACGCGCTTTGCCGAAGACGATCGAACCGTAAATGCCCTCAACTGCCATTTGATTTCTCCCGTTGTATCGCGATTAACAACGCTTCGAGCTGAGTGACGCGATGCTCAAGCGCAACGACGCGCTTTTCGAGTTCTTCTGCGCTGCGACCGCTGGTGTGAAGCCCGTTGCTGTCTTGATGAACGCCGCTCGTCCTCATGTTGCCCGTATGTTCGATGTCGCCCTTGATCGTGACTGCGCCTTCGAGCAGGATGTTTTTTTGCTGGAGATTGATCGCGCCATTGGGTGCTTTGACATTTACGTCGCCGTCGGCTTCGAGATTGATGTGCGCACCGTCAGTAGTCGAAACCTTGATATTCTTTTTGGCTTTCGTGTCGATGCCGCCTTTGAAATCCTGCGTCATGAACACTTCGGCGTCGTCGTTAGCGTCGAACTTCTGAATGTGCCCGCCTTCCCATTCTGTGTAGTCGAGCTTTGGGTCTGTCACCGGCGGTGGATCGCTCGTCGTGTAGAACGAGCCGAGCACAGCGTAATCACTGTGGCTGTTCGGATACTTCAGCAGCGCGACGTTCGTGCCAACACGCGGTATCTGGAAACTTTTCTTGCCCGTAGCCGCCGGATGCAGGACCGGCACTGGCTTCGTAATGAGCGGCGTGCCTTTGTGATCGACCTTATCGGGAAAGATCACGCGCACGTTCGCCTGCGTTTCGTCACACTCGATCTTCGTCACGCGACCCATGACAACGCTGCTGCCAAAACGGTTGTCCTTGCCCGTGTTGTAGTCAGTGTCGCTGAGTAAATTTTTGCGCCCCATATCAGTAACCCTCCAAGCAGCGACGCACGCCGAGGCTAGTGTCATACTGCGGTCCAACCGTGTGTCTCGCGCTTTCGATGAACCATTTGCCATCGAATTGCCCGACACCTTTGAGCATGAACGTCATTCCTGCTGCGATCAGCGGATTGCCAATCGACATGTCGATCGTTGCTGTTTCTTTGTCCTTGTTCGCTTCGCGGCAGTTCGCTTTCGCTTTGCGCTGACCAGCACCGGAACCGCCTGCGCCCTTACCGGCATTGTCGGCGGGTAAATTGTCGCCCCACAAACCTTGATCACTCGGTGGCGAGTCCTTGGCTTTCTTTTCACGAGCTGCTGCGAGCGCGAGACAGCGCGAAACCAATGCGGCACGCCCGCCGCTGCCGCCGCCGCTCGAATTGGATTGATATTCGACCTTGTCGTTGATCTGATCGTCGACATCCTGCTTCGTCAGGTCGTCGTCTTTCACGGAATAGCCTTCGTCGGTCAAGCGCCCTGTCTCTGGGTTGACGTATTTGATTTTTGCTGACTTTTTCGAGTCCATGACTCGTGTCGTGAAGTGACCACCGCTCATGCGATAGCACGCGCCACCGCCAGCGGCGACATTACCATAGACGAGCATGAAACTTGGCGCTGCTTCATCCATTTTTTGCGCGTCGCTGATGATAATCTGGTTGCGCGAACATTTGATTGTCAGACCCGCGTCCTTCGCGCGTTTCTTCAAAAAGCAGAGACCGTTTTCTTCGTTCTGCTCGACGCGACTGTATTCAGGGTTGTAATCGCTGTTCCATTGCAGCTGCATCTGGTTCTCGTCTGCAATCTGCCCAGCGATGTCTTGAAGTGAACTGTCCTCCCAGCCGCGTGTTTCGTCTTTCGACTTGAGGTGAACGTCAGTCGGGATTGATGATGCTTTGACTGAGACGGTGTGCTGCGGTAGGTCGAAGTCTACCGTGTCGATCCAGAAGCGCCCACAGTCGAGCATCAATCCTGCGGCGAACGGCGCGAACCAACGCTCAACGATGATCGACACGTCGATGAAAACGCCTTTGTCGGGCATCCAATCGTTGATGAAGCGCCGATCGCGGTCTGCGAGCTGCAGGTCGAGATCGTCTGCCTTCTCACCGTCATAGTTGTCAGTGTAAACGAGGTTGAGAAAATACGGCGCAAGGCTCGAATAGTAATCCTGACCGCCCATCTGGATCGACGGATAAGCGATTCGGACGGGTGTGATCATGCCGTGATAATCGTTGCGCTTTTCCAAGGCACGAGCGGGATTGACATCTTGACAGGCATATCAGGCACGTTGACTGCAACGCCAGCAGGAAAATTGCTCACGTCGCGCAGATCGTAATTCACTTCGATCAGCTTGTGCATGTAGTGATCGTCGCCGCGCTTCATGCCGTAGCAGCGCAAACTGATCAAGTCCCACCAATCGCCCTGCGTCGTGATGTATTGGCGGTATTTCGGCTCTTTGATGTCGATGAGCGCGGCGACCTGCTGCTGGAACTCGACATACTTCTGCGGCGGCATCACGCGCGGCCAAGACGGTCCTGCGATTCGCGGCTCAACCGTAGCCTGATTCATAACTCAACCTCCGTTCTTGGTGCTGCGCTGCCTTGAATTGCCCAATGAAATCGCGCGCCAGATCGCGCAAACGGCTATCCATCGCACGCGTTTCCTCCTGCGTGACGTTGCCGTGAATCTCGACGTGCGGTGCGAACGCAACGTGCGTCTGGTGCGCAACGGGGCCGCCCATGCCAGTGCGTCCGAGCGCACGCGAAGCGTAATCGAGCAAGCCATGAGCACGACGACCGCCTGTCAACGGGATGACCGCTTCAGCGCCACGCTCTGCGATGTTCGCTATTGACGGACGCCTGAAGATGCCGCCAAACTGTGCTCCCGGAGCTGCTGCTGCCAGTAACGGCGGCGCGCCTGTCGCTGCTTTCTTCGATTCAGTGTAAGCGGCTGTCGAATACTGCTCGTGCAAACCTTGCATGAAGCCGTGGTATTCGCCGGCGATCTTCTCCTTGTAGCCTTTGATCTCGTTGACCATTCCCTGATCAGTCATTCCGCGAAGCACGTTGCGACCGGCGCCGATCTCACTGACCATGCCAGAGACTTGCTGAGCACGCGCTTCGCTCAGTCCTCGCCCCATGACTGCGCGTGTCTCGCCGCGATTCCACGGACCGTAGAACCCGCCCTTGATCATCTGCTCCATCGACTTGAACTTGCCTGCTCGCTTGTAGGCAACGGCGCGGTTGACCATCGCTTCGAGCACGTTCTTCTGACCTTCGGCGCTGCTGGCTTCAGTCGCGAGCGTCGCTGACACCAGATTCTGCATCGACGGCGCTTGCAGTTCTTTGACGATACCTGCCCGCTCAGCTTTGATCTTGGCGAGTGCTTCCGGTCCCAGCAGGACAGACTTTGCTGCAGCAGCAGCGCCAGCAGGACCGCCGGCAACGCCAGCAGCTGCAGCAGCCGCGCCAGCATGAGACACGCCGGCAGCGACGCGTGCAGCAGCGCCAGCGCCGACACCAAACATGCCGCCTATGCCGCCTGCTGCTCGTTTTAACGGATCCAGCAGGTAACGATTGAGTGTTGTTGCGACTTCCTTCACCGCATCGGTAACTTGGTTCATCGTCTTTCCGAGAACTTTCAGCGGGACGATCAACTCGGGCGTCTCTCCAATTCTCGCAACCGTCGGTCGCGTAACCACGCCACCACGCTGGTATGCAGGCAGCATCTGTTCATTGGTCGGGATATTCGCGCCAGCGGCGACTGCGGCAGCGGCGGGCGCCTTGACCGCTTTGTTGCCAGCGCCGAATTTCATCCATGACGGCAGGTGCAAGCTCGCGGCGAAATTGTTCCACTTAGTCTTCATCCACTCGATGACGCCGGTCCACGTATCTTTGATGCCGTCCCAAAAGCCGGTGAAGAATGCTTTGACGACGTTCCACGAGTTCACGATTGTTTTGCCT